TGCCTCAGGCCCCGCCTCAGGTTGCTCGTTATGCTTCTTCCACATATCTGCAACCATATCAACAGTATGCCTCACTGGCTGGGGTATAGGGGTGGCACTCTGCCATTTATCAATCGCTTCCTGGGTAGGAATAGTAATTGTAAAGGCAAGTTCTTCTTCTCGAAACTCATCTTCCATCTTTTGATAAGTTTCTGGTGTTATCTTTACTTTATTCACTCTTCTCTCTCGTCAAGTGCTTCATGAATAATTTGTTTCAACTCAATACGTTCTTCTTCAGTGAAGATTGTACGAATTTTCACTGGCATAGGAGCATAACTACTTGGTTTCTTTGATTTACCAGGAAGACTCATTCCCTGTGTGTCAATTTTATCCATTGTTCTTTTTTGTCCAACAAGGTTTACATAACGAATTCTTGTATCTTTTCTCGGACGGGACATAGCATCCAACCTGAGGAGTTTTATTTGCTGGAAACATTTTATCACAGTTAGAACATTTTGTCTCCCACATTTTCATCTAATAAATTTCTCCTTTAGCAATTTGCTCACGACGTTTTAGTTTCCATACTATGTAATCCATCGTGGGGATACACATAGGGTTCCAACCAACAAAGGTTGTTGACTCTCCACTAGGTATTTTCCAACAGGGAGCATCATCATTGTCAAGGTCTAGTGATTCACGATATGCATCATCACCATACATAACAACTGCTCTCTCTGCTTCATTCAAACTCTTGAAGCAATCAAAGCAGTTCTTTCTAATCTCATCAGAGATTTCGTGCTTCATCGGTTCCGAATGTAGACATCACGATCGTTTGGATCGCTGCTCTCTGACCAATTTTCTTTGACCTCCACAAGAAAAACATTCGGAATAGTATTCCAAAGTCTTTCTCCCTGGTCAAAAGCAGATTCTTTAGTGGTTACATCTTCTCTATAAAATGTATCATCTTTCATAACAATACAGTGGTGATAGTTTTTCATTGGATTGCAAGGGGTTGTAGTCGGTCAAGGATCTCACGATAAGCAGGAACAATATCCCCCTCATCGTTTCTGAATAAATCTTTATCAAATCTTTCATCACTACCAATCTTCCATAGTCTCATACTATCAGGACTGATCTCATCGGCAAGGAGCAACTCACCATGAGCAGTATAACCGTATTCAATCTTGAAGTCAACCAGATCAATACCCATGATGTAGAACATCTGCCGAAGGTAATCATTGATACGAAGGGTCATCTCAATAAAAGGTTCTGGATCATATCCCATCAAACGCACACGATCTTTTGTGAGCAGAGGATCATGCTTGCTATCATCCTTCAAGAAGAACTCAACAATAGGATGTGGTAGTGAGTAACCTTCTTGAAGAGTTGTCTCACGAACAATAGATCCGGCAGCACGATTGCGACAGATAACTTCCAAAGGAACGATGTCTACCTTCTTACAGATCATCTTGTTAGCACCAACCATATTGATATAATGAGTTGGGATATTTTCTTTAGCAAGTTTCTCAAAGATAATAGATGAGATACTACAACAGAGAGATCCTTTTCCTAAAGGATGGTCAACCATCTCACCATTACCAGCAGTCACTTTGTCGTGATACTCAATGATGACACGATCAGCATCATCACCTGCATATACAGTTTTGACCTTGCCTTCAATAATTACTTCCATCGTTTTCATTCAAATACTGCTGTTACTCCCATAATGGTTGATGATGGGTTTCGTGCCAATGCAATTTTTCTCGCATCTTGATAATCTCTAGCAATTACAATCTCTTCAAAGACTGTACCTGCTTTGTATAGTTCAACTTTACACTTCATAATGCCCTCTCAAGTCTTTCGGTTGGTTGATCGGGAAAATCCCTTGGTCTACTGTCTGTTGCGTTATCAGTCTTAGGAGAACCTTCGTTCGCCTTCATAGTATGCTGATAGTTTGCTCTTGGGTATCTGATACGAAAAGGATCAGGCATCCAGTAGGTTACCTGCCATTCCTGTTCAGGACATAGTTCAAGATGTTTCTCTACGCTATGTGAGAAACTCCCAATTTGAATGTACCCATCGTGACTAACGCATCTTCCGTTCCCAGTATCAACCAGGAATAACATCTTACTACTCATAGCACTTCTTGCTCAGGATTGAGATTCTTCACGAATTGCACAGGATCCTTTTCAGAGTTGTGTACCCAATGATAGCGCATGCGTTCACAGGTGGGGTCCCACATCATAACACATCTATAAACAGTTTCCATGATTTTTTGATTATATTTATAGTAATGTAAAAAAGATAGAAATGTTAGTAAACAAACACAAAGTTGTATAGATAGTATGTCGAATTGGGATTTTACATGCATAACATTATTTCAAACAACCAGTTGAATGAATGGGGTCGAATCCAAATGCTAGAAGATGAAAATATAAGAATCAATGACTACTATGAATGCATCATTGAATGTAGTGAAGAGTCTAGTGCATGCAAACGAATATGTAAGGAGATTCTAATATAGGTATTATCACAAACCTCCCCTCAATATAGGGGGGGTTTTTTGCTATAGTAAATAGTGACAGCACTTATGTAATTATGAAGGACCAAAACGCTATTTTGGACCAAGAAAGTAAACAGATCAAATGGAACCGAGGGTTAGATCTTTTTATCGAATCAGTTTTGAAACCGGATTCAACACTTAGAGATTGTGCTCACAATCAACAGTGCTATAATGAGCTTATGGATGTCAGGCAAAATGTGCTTGAGTACTTGAAATCTAAACGTTGGTATGCCTAAAAATTCAGTAACTAAAGAAGAGTTTACTACTCGGGTGCTCAGACTAAAAACAGCACTTTACGATGGTTCATGGTCCGCTAAGAACAAAGACTGGCACGAAGGTGCAAACTCTGCGTTGAACGGTGTTCTTGATATATTAGAAGAGTATCGCCTCTAAATAGATCGTTGCCGCAATGATCTTTTGGAGACCGGCGTTAGAGGTGCTACTCCTCCATATACACTAAATGAACCGAGCAATAGGAATTTCCTAAGCATTACTGGGTTCAAATTTATTTTGAACCGGTGTCCTAAAGTTGATTTCTTTTGTAATCGAGCAAATATTCCTACAGTTTCTTTAGGAAGTGCAGTACAATCTACTTACCTAAGAAACATCCCTGTTCCTGGGGATAAACTAGAGTACGAAGATTTGCAATTGGATTTCCTGGTGGATGAAAACTGTGAAAACTATCTACAGGTTTATGATTGGATTACTGGACTAGGATTTCCAGAGTCCTTACAACAGTACGATGATCTAAAAAGGAACAGTAGGTTTTATCCATCTGAAGATCCTCTATACAACGAGAGATCTGATGGAACCTTGATGATTCTAAACAGCAACTATCAACCTAGTTTGAAAGTTATATTCAAGGATTTATTTCCTGTATCATTATCCGGCATTCCTTTTAGTGCTGTTGAAACTGAGGAACGATATTTTACCGCTACGGTATCATTCAAGTACACCATTTATGATGTGATCGATGTCAATGGAAAGAAAGTCTAATCCATGTAGTCTTGAGTATATCCAAGGCATGTGGAATAAAGATAGTGTAATGAACAATGATGAACTAGACTCTGAGTCTTTGAAGATTCCTCAGTTACACGCTAAGTATTATGAACTATATAATACAATACTTCTAATGCGAAAGCAGAACGAGCATATCTATAGCACGTTACTGTTAGATAGAAGAAAATTTTACACAGGTAAGGCAACTGCTGCTGTATATGAAGCAGAACCATTTCCTTACAAAATCAGAGATAAAGATGACCTCAAGTTGTATCTTGAGTCTGATGAAAAGTTATCTAAAATTAGACTAAAGATTGAATACTTCGATACTATGCTGAAGTACTTAGAAGAAATTCTAAGACAAGTATCAAATCGAACGTATCAAATAAAGAACGCTATTGAATGGAGAAGGTTCTCTTCTGGTTATGGTTGATCTTGTTATTAGAAAAAAGAATGAAGTCTTTTTAGTCGTAGATTGTGATCCACATATTCAATACGAACTACAAGACCAATTTACTTTCGATGTACCTGGGGCAAAGTTTATGCCTCAGTATAGAAGCAAATATTGGGATGGAAAAATACGTTTGTTCAATATCCAGAAACGTGAGATCTACGTAGGTCTGCTGGATAAACTCTGTCAGTTTTGTAAGAGATACGAATATACTTTTGAGTTTGAAAACTCCAAGCACTATGGTTTGCCATACCAGGAAGAGGAGGGTATAACCAAGGAAGGTGTAAAGGATTGGTTGACTGCAATTTCTCGGCATAAACCTAGAGAGTATCAAATAGATGGTGTATATGATGCATTGATTAGGAAGAGACGATTACTCATCTCTCCTACAGGATCTGGCAAATCTCTAATGATCTATGCAGTCACTAGATACCATACTGCTAAACAAAGAAGAACTCTAATTATTGTTCCTACAACATCTCTCGTAGAGCAGATGTATAAAGATTTTATAGATTATGGTTGGGATGCTGAAAAATATTGTCACCGCATTTATGGTGGCAAAGAACTGAACAGCGATCTTCCAATCATTATATCAACATGGCAGTCAATTTACAAGCTTGACAAAAAATGGTTTAGACAGTTTGATGTTGTCGTAGGTGATGAAGCCCATAATTTCAAGTCTAAATCCCTTGTAGGGATCATGGGGAAGATGTATGACACTCCCTATCGATATGGGTTCACAGGTACTTTAGACGGCACACAGACGCACAAGTGGGTGTTAGAAGGGTTGTTTGGTCCATCATACAAAATTATCAATACAAGCGAACTGCAAGAGGCAGGTTATCTTGCTACACTAAACATCAAGGTCCTACTACTAAAACACGAACCTCAAATCTTTGAAAGGTATGAGGACGAAGTTCAGTATCTTATCGGTCACGATAAGAGAAACAACTTCATCAAAAATCTAGTGTGGGATATAACAGGCAATACTCTGATTCTATTCAGTCGTGTTCAATCTCATGGAGAGGTTCTGTACAACCTCATAAATAGGAGTGACCGGAAAGTTTTCTTCATCCACGGCGGCGTTGACGTTGAAGAAAGAGAATCAGTACGGAGTATAGCAGAGACAGAATCAAACGCTATTATAATTGCATCGTTTGGTACATTTTCTACCGGCATCAATATAAAAAATTTACACAACGTTATTTTTGCTTCACCTAGCAAATCCCGGATCAGAACATTACAGTCGATTGGACGAGTTCTGAGAAAAAGTGACTCTAAACTAAAAGCAACTCTATACGACATAGCAGATGATTGTAAGAAGAATCAGAAACAAAACTACACTCTGAATCATCTTATCGAAAGGATCAAATACTATAACGAAGAGAAGTTCCATTATGACATCATCCAAGTCAAAATCTAATGAACCCTTTGATGAATTTCTTGCTGCCATCAAACTGGTAAGTGGAGAGGAGATCTTATCCTCTGTCATTATCAATGCAGATGATGATGAAAAAATTATCTTAGAAAATCCTGTTGTGTGTGAAGAGGTTCGCACCCCTGGTGCGAATACCCCGTTGGGGTATAAGTTTGAACCTTGGATGAAAATGTCGGATGAAGATATATTCATAGTCGATCTCAACCGTATCATCACTCTCAGTGAGATCAAAGATGAGTTCGTTATTGCTACCTATAATCATATTATTACTTCTGGTTTCTCTAGACAACATCCAGATCTTACTAAAGAAATGGGATATGTAAATAACGTTGATCAAGCAAGACAAACGTTCGAGAAACTCTATAGTTCTGAAGATAGTTCTAAAGATATTCAAAGCTAAGCTATAGCCTCCCGATGAACCCTGACAGAGTTAGTCTATAGGTAATCGACACTTCTGTCAAGCTGTGCTATAATATTACTATGAAATGTCTACAAAATGACACGTAAACGATCTGAGCATTATGTAAATAACAAGGAGTTTCTCGTAGCAATTATTGCTTACAAGCAATCTATTGCCGATGCTGAGACCCTTGGTAAACCTAAACCTAGGATTACGAACTACCTTGGGGAATGCTTCCTGAAGATTGCTACCCACCTGTCTTACAAACCTAACTTCGTCAACTACATGTTCAAGGATGACATGATTTGTGACGGAATTGAGAACTGTGTTCAGTACATCAATAACTTCAATCCAGAAAAATCTAAAAATCCTTTTGCATACTTTACTCAAATTATCCACTACGCTTTTCTTCGTCGTATTCAAAAAGAAAAGAAGCAGTTAGAAATCAGACAAAAAATTATCGAACGATCTGGATTTGATGAAGTTTTTTCTTCAGATGAGACGGATCGTTCTTCTGAATATAACTCAATCAAAGACGCAGTTCAGTATCGTAACAACTATCGATGACAATGAAAGTGAACATTCTTTTTGAAAAGTGCGATAAAGAAAAGGCAAAGGATACTGAACTGCCTTACACCGCGTACCTAGTTACTTACTTGGTTGATGGAGTAGAAACATATGATATTACTATGAGCAATAAGACAGTAGATATTTTTGATCACTACTACGATACGTACAAAAGTAATTTTATTAGGTTTGATCAAGCACAGGGTCGGATTAGTCCGAAACTTTATGGATACAAAAGTCCTGAACAAAAGAAAAAGTAATGGCATTTTTAGTTCACAATTTACCACCTGTTCAAGTCAAG